CTGCGGCTCTTTTTCTAGATACGGCTGATCTTTTTTGAGACGAACTCATTGATCTTGCTTTTGCAATTGGCACACATTTTGGATATTTTCTTTTACTTCCTTTAGATCTACCACATGGTTGATATTTACCATCTTTTTTAGGAGCACCTATGTCTACCCATTTTTCCTTAACCCACTCTCTTAATCCTTTTTTAGCCATTATGCTACTGTGGTTACTTTCCTTCTATTTTCTTTAATACCACCACAACCTTTAGCGATACCACCTTGATTATAGTTAGATACTTTTTTTCGTTGTTGAGAAATTTTATTAATCATTCCTCCATTAGCTTTTTTCTTTGGTTTTTTTCTACCGCCCTCGACCGTTTTGCCAGAACAAATTGAACTTGCATACATGTTAGCATATGCACTTGGATATACTTTAAATTTACGTTTAGCCGCTGCTTTACCTTTTGCACAAAGTTTACCCATTATTTTTTTCTTAATCTAGATAATGTTTTTGCAAATCTTGCTCGTTGACCGAGTTTACCTTTTGCTTTTGCAGCTTTGTTTAATTTACTTGTAGGAATTTTTTCACCTTTTTTAACGCCAAGAGATTTACGCAAAGCTCCAGGTTTTTTAATTGCTTTTTTAATATCTAACTTACCGCCTTTAGCAAATGAGACAGGTGTATCAATAACAGATCCTTCTCTAGATCCTTTAGCCATTCCACCCTTTTTTTTCTTAATAACTCCTCTACCAATTAAAACATCTTTACGAGTTATTTTACCATCACCACTTAAATCTTTTAATTTTCTTTTTTTCATTTTGTTAATCCTTTTGCCTTTTCGAAGGTGCGAAGGCCAGATACGCCGAGCATTGAAGTGACAATTGCTAGAAGGGGCCCAGTTTCTATGGCAGGTGGTACAATGTCCATACCTGAGAATTTTGCATACCAATCAATAAGAGGAGATAGGATAAAGGCAAAGAATAGCGCTAGGGCTCCGCACCAGCCAATCGCTGGTCGCCACCCAGCAACGAATACGCTACGATGGGTGGCTTCCTTTGCATTAACATCTAATTGCTTTTCTGCAAGCTTTTGTTGTAAGCGTTGCATTAATATTTTTTTATCTAATTTCTCTTCTTCTGATGTATGAAGTTCATCGACAACTTTTGAAATGGTTGCTAAGGCTCCGCCTTTTCCACCACCAAGTAAACCGCCGAGTAAATTAAGCACTATGCTGCTCCGCCTGTCATCCAGCTAATTATCCATAGAACAACGATCGCTACAATAGCGGCCTTAATCCAGTCCTTCATTTTCCAATCTGACCACTCTTTAATATGTGACCATAGATCTTTTAATAGGTTCATATAACCTCCTTTGTTAAGTAGCGAATTATACTATTTTAAACCTTTGAATGCTACCTTTTTAATCTGTACTTTACTACGTTGACCTTTAGGTCCAGATCCTAAGTTTTGTGTAACTTTTGGGCCTTCCATAGTAGCGCTATAAACATCAGCTATTGCTGTTTTATTTACATGAGGGCCTGAATAAGGGTTCATGTTGTTAGAAACAGTCATTTTAGCATTAGGATATAGAGAACCATTTATAAATTTTGGTTTAGGATTGTTAAGTGCCATATTATCTCCTAGTGTATTGTGGGTTTGTTATCTTCTAATTCTTGTATCGCATGTTGCACAAATAGTAAAGCATCGTGTTCTTTGTATCCTTTACCTTCAAATAACTCTTTTACTTTTACCATCAAAACCTCAGCCATGATTAATGCATCCGTTTCACTTTTTACATTATCGTTGGCAAATTTATCCATCTTGGAAATAAGATCATCAAATATTTTTTGTGCTTTAAAAATCATATTTATTTACCTTGATTTTTATATTGAAAACCTGGTCCTTTGCCTTGAGCATCAAGTTTTTTAAGATTAATATTTGCTCTTAGTTGTGCAATATCTTCTTGTGAATCAATTCTTGCATTATCTATAGCGTCTTTTTGCTGTAATTTCTGTTGTTCAAAACCAAGTTTAGCTTGATCAAATTGTAGTTTAGCTTGATCATTCATTGCTCTTTGTTGTAATTCTTGTTGTTTTAATTGAATAACAGGGTCTGGTTGACCAGATCCACTCATTTGTGCTTGTAGTTGTTGTACTTCACCCATAAATTGTGCTTCAAGAACAGCTATTTGTGATTGAGACATTCCTTCTAGATCTGCTCCCTCTGCTACTTGACCCATTTGTTGCTCTGCTTGTTGTATTTGCATTGCCACTGCTTCTTTTGCCTTAATTGTGACATGTTGTAAAATGTGCTTATTTAATTCAACACCTATCTGAGGCATCAACTGAACAATTGGCGATAAGCCAAAAAGAACATGAGCTTGAATATGTGCATCATGATTTTGTCCTTCATATGCTTCAATCTTATCCTCTTCAATTAATTTACGGTTCTCCATGGATGGGCTCATTGGTTCGGGTTTTTCCAATTTCATGATTTTGTCAATATCCGAAACACCCAAAGCCTCGTACATGCGAATATAAGCTTCTTTCACGTTATGAAGTTGAGGCGCACTCGTTGCTAACTGAAGCTGAGTCTGTGCCAACTGAATGCGTTGTGCCATGGAGAATATATTCGGATCAGCCACGGGTATAATATCCACGCGTTCATCGAAATCAGTTTGCTTAATAGCTCTATCTCCTCCAACAACCGCATAAGGGTATTCTTCAGGAAGATATGTTTGAATAACATTTGCCAATAGTTTGAATTCTTTTTGCATCGAGTAATACATTCTTTTATGTATAGTACTCATGATACGCGAACCGCGTTCTAATAATGCAATAGTCGTTCCAACAGGTGCTCCTTGATTTGCATCACCAACTTGCATGTCAGCTATCTGAGCAAATCGTTGACCCGCTTGCACAACAAATCCAAGTAAACCAAATAATGTTTGTGATGGTTCTTTATATGGTAAAGGAAGTAAGCCTTCTCTAATTGCACCAGACGGTGCATCAACATCTCTAAACTCACCTGGTTGTAATGGCTCATCATTATCGGCGATCCGTAGACCACGTGTCTTGAAACCTGCAGGAAGGTTAGCTAATGTTCCAGCATCAATTAATTGACGTAATGCTTGTGTCGCGGTACGCGATAGGCCTCCAATTAAATGTATTAATCCAAAACCATAAAATCCTAAACCTGGTAAAAATTTAAAGTGAACAAAATATTGTTTCTTTTTGTAAAGCTCATCGCCCTCTTCATAGTTTCTTCTTATAGCTAAAACTTTTCCTGATGTTTCATCAATAGTAACAATGTAAGGTAATTTAATTCCTGTTGGTTCACCGCTACTGTCTACATCTTCGTATCCTTCTAAATCTAAATCAACATGCATTTCTAATAGTGTTACAATATAGGAGTCGCCTGTTTGTTGAATACCATCTAAGTTACTAATAGTGCTTTGAATATTTCCTGTACTGTATGTGGATGTTTCAGGAGGGGCAGGGTTAATATCTATATCTCTATAAAAACCTGCTACTTGTTTTTTACGTACATCGTTTTCTGTTAATTTAACAACATGAGTAATACGCTCACATGAATCTAAATCACTTGCGCTATATGGCACAATAAGATCTTCAGCTGGTATAAATTTAGAAACAGCTCTTCCTAGTTGTCCGTCATAATATACTTTTTTAAATGTAGAACCACTCAGTGGTAGATAAAATAACATTTGATCAAGCTCAGGTGTATACTCTTCCATCACGTTAGTGATTTGATAATTCATAAATTCTTTTACGCGTTGCGCTTGTTGATACACTTCAACATCTTCTTTTCCTATAACACGTGTTCGAACAGGGCCATCAGATGGCATCATTTCTTTAAAGGCGGTAGAACTAAATTGTGTAACTGCTTCCGCTAATAAAGGATGTGTCACGGAACTCGCACCGCGAAACGGTCTTGTTCTTTCTTGAAACTTTACTCCAAGTAAATCTAATCCCTTTGTATATGTTGTAGCCCATTCATCTCTTGATGATTTGTCATTTTCAAAATCAGCTACCAAATCACTAGAAATTATTCCTAGTTCATTGTCATCCATATTCTCTGCTAAGTTAGCATAAAAATCTTCTTCTATTTCTGGTTCATCAGAGATAATAGTTTCTTCGGTAACTACTTCAATCTCTACTGGTTCTTCGTTTTGAATTGCTTCTTCAATTGTTTCACCAACAACGGATTGTATTTTTTGATCAATATTATTATCAGCCATAATTTTTTATAACCTATTAATGTCTATAAAGCCACCAAAATGAAATGTAGGTATTTCAATAGAACCACCTAATTTTTTCTTCGTTATTTTTTTGGTTGTGTCTTCGATGCTTGTGAATTCTCTTTGGAGGATTTTTGCGAAGAACTTCGTAAGTTGTTCTGCATAATTATAGATGTTTGGCCTGCTTCCACCTTCGGCAGTTGTTGAGGAGTCGTCACTAAAGTTGTTTTTAAAACCGCCACCTTGTTTATCCTTTTTCCAATTGTTAACTAGTTTCTCTAATTCTATTTCAGATATATAGGTATTAGCATCTAAATTCAAATCATTTGTAATATCATTAAGCTGATTTTGAGTAAATTCTTGAATATAAGGTAGTATATCTGCTTTTTTTAAA